CAGGGAGCGGTACAAAGGCGTTGCCGAGCTGACCGGAGACCAGGCGGCGGCCGAAGTCGTCGCGGGGTTTATTGAGGATATCTGCGCGCAGGACAGCATGGTTGGGGAACGCGCTTCCCGCATCCTGCTGGAAAAGAGCCCGAACGGGTTCAAGCGGGTGACCCAGTTCCTAAGGGACAAGGTGGAGAGCCTGAAGGCCTATATGCCAGTTGGCACGGGCCTGAGCAGACAGCAGCGGTACGAGCTTCAGGCCGCGCAGAGGGGGCTCCGTCACCTTGAGAAAGCGCTGAAGACCTACCGGAAAGGGAAGGCAGAGGCTGTACAGGGGACGAAGTACAGTATTGCTAAAGATCAGAACGGTCAAAATCTTGTGGTGGTAGATACAGATCAGCAGTTGTTTGATGGAAAGCCAAAGTCTGAGTATGCTAAAATTGCTCGCAGAATTATTAACCAAAGGTTCAAAGGAAAGACGTTGCCGTTATCTGAAAATGATTTAGCTAGAGTAACCCAAAAATCGGCTGGTGAATATGCTTATCCATCTACAAAAATTAGTTCAAGTAATTATAATGCTAAAATGCGTGCGTCTACTGAGCTTGACAATCTCTTGAAGGTGTCCGAATTTTTGTACCATGCAAACGATACAAAAAATCACCCGGAGGCCACACTTGGCTGGGATTACTACAAAACACGTTTTGCAATTGACGGGCATTTTTTTGAAGGACAGATTAATATTGCCACATCGGAAAACGGAAGAGTCTTTTATGATATAACAAATATAAAAGAACTCCCCAATAGCAGTATGCGCGTTACCGAAATGGCACAATCCGCACCCACATTAGTTGGGGAGTCCCTACTCCCCAGTGCGTATGGTATGCCCGTTACCGGAATGGCACAGTCAGCATCCATATCTGGGGAGTATTCTAACACCACTATAGCACCAAATACGGAGGGTGTCAATAACAGTATATCCAAAACCTCCAAAAATGATCCGCCTTACTCCTACGGCGAGGGGAGTTTTACAGATTACTACCTGGACTACGCAAACCGCCGGTACGGGACAATCCCAAAAGGGGAGAGGGCTTACCGGGAGGTCTCCGTCCCGAGGCGGACCGGGGAGGGGACGAAGACCCGGCGGGCGGTCCGCACCATTCTGGAGGCGGAATCCACCCCGGACAGCGCCGTGGAGGCCGTTAAAAAAGACCTTGCAAAAGAGGCCTACGCCTATACCCCGGAAGGGGACAAGGCGGCCCTTGACAGGGCGGAGAAAACCATCCAAACGCGGGGCTTTCAAGGCGCTCTTGACCGGTGGAACGCGGCGGTAAACGGCGCGGAGCCTGTCGGCAAGGAAATGATGGCGCTGGGCGAAACCCTGATGGCCGAAGCCGGAAAAAGCGGAGATATTGAGCTGTTCCAGAAGCTGGCGGCCGAAATCGCCGCCGAGGCCACCAACGCCGGCCAGGCGGTGCAGGCTGTGAAATTAATTAAAAAGTTCACCCCGGAGGGGCAGCTTTACTATGTCCGGAAAGCGGTAGACGGGCTGCAGAAGAAGCTGGACCGGCGGATGAAGGGCAAAGCGCCCGAGCTTGAGCTTGACCCGGAGCTTGCCAAAAAGCTGCTGGAGGCCAAAACCGCTGAGGAAATGGAAACCGCCTCCATGGATATTCTGAAGAGCGTTGCGGAGCAGACGCCCTCCACCTGGCAGGACAAGTGGGACGCGTGGCGGTACTTCGCCATGCTGGCAAACCCCCGCACCCACATCCGGAACATTTTGGGGAACACCGTCTTTGTCCCGGCCCGGATGATGAAAAACGGGGCGGTGACGCTGGCGGAACGGGCGGTCAGCCCGGAAGAGCGAACCCAGGCCTTCCTCACCAAAGCGGATCGGCCGCTGCGGGAGTTTGCGGAACAGAATTTTGAAACGGTGAAGGATTCCCTGACCAGCACCGGCAAGATGAACCCCTCCACCCTTATAAACGAGCTGAGACCGGTTTACACCTCCAAGGCCTTCGCCTGGCTGGAGAAGCTCAGAAAGCTGAACAACCGGGCGCTGGAGGCGGAAGACCTCTTCTTCCTGAAGCGGGCCTATGTCAGTTCTATGGCGAAGGCCATGAAGGCGCGTGGGCTGGACGCGGATTTCCTCCAATCCGGTACTCGGGAAGCGACGAAACAGCTCAGGGCGCTGGAAAAGCTCGCGGCGCGGGAGGCGCTGGAAGCCACCTACCGGGACGCTTCTTCTACAGCGAGCGCCCTCAACCGCTTTAAGGAGACCAACAAAGCCACCGATATAATCGGGAACGCCCTGTTCCCCTTCACCAAAACCCCGGTCAACGTCCTCAAGCGCGGCGTTGAATACAGTCCGGTCGGGCTGATAAAAGGCGTTGTGGACATGACCTACGGGCTGAAGACCGGGAAAAAGACGGCGGCGGAATCGGTCGGCTCCCTCTGCAAAGGGGTTTCCGGCCTTGGGATTGCCGCCCTCGGCTACTGGCTTTCCTCTATGGGGCTGCTGGTTGCGGGCGGCCCGGAGGACGACAGGGAACGGAGCTTTGAAACCCTGCAGGGGGCGAAGACCTACGCCCTGAAGCTCGGGGACGTTTATTACACCATCGACTGGATGGCCCCGGTGGCGCTCCCCCTCTTTGTCGGCGCGGAGATGCAGAAGGCGGCGGAAGGGGAGGGGTTCAGCGCGGCTAATATCATTGACAGCCTGACGAAGATTTCGGAACCGATGTTCAACCTCTCGATGCTCGACGGTTTAAACAGCATGTTCAAGTCAATCAGCTACGGCAGCGCCGCGCCGCTGGCCGACTTTGCGGTGAACGCGGCGAAGGATTATATCACCCAGGCGCTTCCGACCCTCGGCGGCCAGATTGCCCGGACGATCGACCCCACGGCGAGAAACAGCTATTACGTGGACAAAAACTCGCCCATCCCCGAATCCGTGCAGGAGTTTTTAAACGCCGCGCAGGCCAAAATCCCTTTCCTGAGCTTCTTCCTTTCGCCCAAGGTAGACCAGTGGGGGCGGACTTCGGGCAAGGACAACGCGCTGGTCCGCGCCTTTGAAAACTTCATCTCGCCCGGCTATATCTCTACCCGGAACGAAACCGCGGTCGATAAAGAAATCGCGAAGATTTACAAGGAGACGGGGGAGACCGGAATCCTGCCCAGGACGGCGGACAAATATTTTAAGGCGGACGGCGAAACAAAGCGTTTATCCGCGCAGGAGTATACAAAATACGCGCAGGAGCGCGGGAAACGGTCGTTTGAATACATCAACCAGCTCCTTTCCAACCCCGGTTACCAGAAGCTCGACCCCGACGAAAAGGCGGAGGTCATCCAGCAGATGTACCAGGCGGCAAACGCGGAGGCCAAGAAAGAGGTCGAGCCGGACTACGATATCCCGAATACCGTTATAAAGGCGTATGAGGCGAACAAGCAGGCCGGGATTCTGTACGGGGATTATTATCTCTATAAAATGGGGCTGGAATCCACCCCGAACCAGCAGGAGGTGATTGACGCGCTGAACAGCATAGGCAGCCTGAGCAAGTCCCAGAAGCGGTTCCTCTTTGAACAGAGGTTCCCCAACGCAAAGCGAAAACCGTTCGGTTAAAAGAAATCCCCCGGCGCTTCAAAAGAGGCGCCGGGGGTTATTTGTTTTTTAAGAATGTTTGCGGCGCAGAGCGTTGATTTAGGATATAATATAAATTATAATAAAACATATAAATTCGTTTCCAATATTGTCTTGACAATGTTCATTTTTGTAGGATAATGGAAATAATAATATGGGGGAGCGAGTATATGTTGATTAGAACTGATTTAGATATAATTAGTTTAATTGCTTGTGAAAAACAAATACTTAAAAAGCCAAGCCCTTTTTCTGAGAAAAATCGAAATATAACGCAGCGCTTTTCGGTTTATTCTGTTGAAAAAGATGAAGAATTTAAAGTGTTCTTCTCATATTCTTCAAAAATGCCAAAAGATTTCTCATTGGGTTTACTATATAAAGATTATTTACTATTCAGATGTAATGGATTTCATGGTACTACTAAGGCAGGATTTTATAATCACAAGCATCACGCTTATCAACATTCACATACTTTAACAGTTGTTGATATCGAAAAAAAGTGTGGGGTATACCCATCTAATATTTCTGATATGCGAGATAAATATGTTGATATAAATACTGCAATTCTTTATTTTTTTAATAGATGCAGTATAATAAATTATGAAGAATATTTTGACTTAAATCAAATAGTATTTGATGGATTTTAATAAAAGGAGGTAATCAACATGGAGCTTAATGAATTGTTAAAAGAGCAATTTGGAACTCAAATATCGTTGGAGCCTCTTGAGGATAATTTGTATAGATTGTATGCCCCATTTTTTCATCCAGATGGTGACATGTTTTCTATTTATTTAGAAATGTCATCAAATGGTGATACAGTATCTATAAGAGATTTTGGAAATACGTTATTAAGGGTTTCATATAGTTTTGATATTGACACCCCAAAAAAAGAAAGCGTATTAAATAATATTGCCGCACAAAATAAGGGTGAAATAATTGATGGAGAATTATTATTAAAAGCAAACGTTGATAAGCTTCCAGAAGCAATACTTCAATATAGCCAGCTAGTCTCTAAAGTGTCTAATATAAATATTTTAAGTCATGAAGTGGTTAAAACTTTGTTCTTTGAGCATTTGCATGATTTTATTATGGATAATTTTAAAAAGTATAATGTTCAAGAAAAATTTCAACCAACTAATGATAAACAAATTCTTGTTGATTATATGATACCGCATACAGGTAGGCCATTATACTTGTTTGGTGTTAACGGAAATCCTAAAGCGTCAAAAACAATTATTAGTTGTTTTGATTTATTGCAAAAACAAATTCCGTTTCGAAGTGTAATAATACATGAAAACTTTGATGAACTTTCTTCATTTAATCGAAATCAAATTACGAATATAGTTGACAAACAATTTACTGATCTCGACGATTTTCAGAAACAGGGGATAAGTTTTATTGAGCGTGAAATAGCTGTTTGATTTACCTGGAAACTTAATTGTTTCCAGGCTTTTCTTTATACAAAACAAAGCGCCGCCCCTGTACGGAGCAGCGCCCTGCTGAAAGCTTCTTTGCTTGTATTGAGGGTTCTTTACTCCTTTTCCTTTTTGAAAACACAAATAAGCAGAAGGCCTGCCGGTAACACGATCCAAAAAACAAACCAAAAGATACCGGAAGCTGTAAAAGCGTCTGCATCTTGCACGTCGGCATGTTCAGCTTTATTGTTGGTTAATTTAAGATCCCAGTCCCGCCCGTTTTGGTCGAATGCGCTGCACTCTTTGTCTACTTCACACAGCGGCATATCCTCAAAATACAGGTAGCCGCCGTTTGGCCAGTAAACATTTACAATATGATATCCGTCTTCACTTTTTTCTATTTTTCCGGGAATTGTATATGATTTAGTGCTTTTATGTTCTTGCACTACAACATAATAACAATGCTCTCCAAGGGGTTTTCTCTTAATATCCTGACTGCCCATTAACCCCCAAAACACCGGACTAGTCCATATATTGAAGAGTATAATTCCAATCATAACAAGGGTAAAGCCAATAGGGTATTCCCTATATATTTCTCGAATGGATTCCATGAAAGCCACACCCCCAAAAATTTTTAAAGAACTCTGCCGGGGCGCACTGGTTTTATATTTTCCCGCAAATAAAAAAGTGCGCAGCCGAAGCCACGCACCGAAAAACGCACGGCCCCATTGCTGCGACACAATCTCTCAATTCATGGAATAAGCATATGAGAACAGAGCACGTACATTTTTACCATAAGCAAAAATGCATATACTTATTCCAGTAAAGTTTATGAAATTGTGTCGCAAGGCCATCATATCACGCCGTGCCGGAAATGTCAATTACCGCCTTTTCCCGGCAGGAAGCTCCCCCAGAGCAGCGCGTCCTCAATGACGCACGGGAGGTGGGAAAGGGCAAGCTTTCCGGCGTTGCAGAGCGCGGCCAGCGTTTCGGCACGGCTCCGGCTGCAAAAAATATCCGGGACGCTTTGGAGGAGCCTGCCGGAACAGGAATAGGCTTCAATCCCGTAAACCGGGCAGACGGCGCCCTCTTCGCTAACGATAAAGTCCTGCCTGACCCGGTAGCGCATCCTTAAACCTCCTCTTCTTCCAGAAAATAGCTGAGCGGTTTTCCGGTACAGCGGGAAATGCGGAGCATTGTATCCATGGTTGGGATCACCAACCCATGTTCAATGTTGCTGACGGTTTTGGTACTTCTGTCTATGCCCTCGGCAAACTGCTCCTGGGTTTGCTTCAGCACTTCTTTGCGAAGCTTCCGTACCAGCTTACCAATCCGTTCGGCATCTGAAAACGTCATTTTTCTACACCTCTCGACAAATAGTATAGCCTAAGATACCATTATTTTCCATAAAATGGATTTCCGATTTTGAGGACTATTTGTACTAAGGCGGGTGAAAAAGAAATATCAGGCTTTTTTGAACGGACTGTTTGTGTTTTGTGTCTACCAACCCTGATGCACCTCATTATCACGTTCCGATAATGATCCGGTACAGGTAAGGCGGGATTTTGGGGGGCGGTTCGGTGAATCCATCACCGAAAAATCACCGAATTTTTGGAATTTCCCGTTTTTCCGCGGGAGTGAACCGAAACGGGAAAGCGCCGTCAACCGCCATGGGACGGGCGTTTCCCGCCCTTTTTGAGCGTTCGGGCTCACACCGCAAAACGGGTAAAATAGTTCCAGCTACCCCAACCAATAACCTGTAAACCGCCTTAAATAGGCGGTTTTGTTTTTTAATCACCGAAAAATCACCGAAATTTGTTTGACTTCCTGCGTTTTTTATTTGATTTTGTTTAAAATTGATACGGCCCGTTCCTCCTCCCTGGGGTAAAGATGGCTGTAGGTGTTCCACGTTATTTCAATTTTTGAATGCCCCAACCGCCGGGCGATCTCCTGGATGTTAATCCCTTCGTTCGCCAGCAGGGAAGCGTGTGAATGCCTGAAATCGTGGATGCGGATGCGGGGGAGCCCGGCCTTATTGGCAAATGCCCTGTTTTTTACGTCAAGGCTGGTGTCCCGCAGGCATTGGACGCCGCCGCATACCCGCCAGTCCTCCGTAAAACCATCTGCGGCCCGCTGCCGCTTTTTGTGCTCGCCTAATATTTTAACAAGCGGTTCCGGCATTTGCAAGTCGCGGTAAGACGATTTGTTTTTGGGCGGCGTTTCCCGGTCGGCGCCTTTCAGCTTTTGGGCGATGCTGCGCCGCACATGGATTATATCTCCCTCAATATCAGACCACTTTAAGGCGTTGATTTCGCCCTTTCTCATGCCGGTATAATATGCAATGGAAAAGAACACGTAATAGCCCCAATCGGTCAATGTGGCGCAGTTTTCGCGGGCTGCGGCTATGTATTTCAAAAACTGTTCAGGGGTGTAGTACTGAAGCTTGTCCTGTACGGTTTCAAAATAGACCTCTTTGAAATTCCCGATTTTGTTCAGCGGGTTTTGGGGGAGGTAGTCCATCTTTACAGCGTAGTTGAGCATGGACCTGAACTCGGAGTAAATATTCTGTTTTGTCCGGATGGAAAGCTCCGCCTCCGAAACAGCGTCTTTCCACCTTTGCAGGACAGGGGTGTTCAGCCTGCTGATCTTATTGTCTTTTAACGCGGGCAGGACAAAGGCGGATAAAACGCGGCTGGTTTTATCATACGTCGTCTCGCGCACCTCATGCCTTTTGGCCCTCATGTATTCGCCGTAAAGCTCTTGAACCGTCATCTGATGGACGGCGGACTTTTCCTTAACCCGGCTGATTAAGAGGGATTCCATATCTTTGGCTTCCGCGGCGCCGTAAACGGTTTTTTCAACCCTTTTATAGTTCCCGGATGAATCGGTGTAGTTGACGCGCACCCGGTACTGCTGCCTCCCGTTTTTGACAGCGCCGGTTTTGAGGATCGGCATCACGACCCCTCCCTTTTATCAAATATCCCTATAAATAAGCCCTAAGACGAGGCCGAAGCCTCCAGCACCCCTTCGTTCCTGTAAACCAGCAGCGCCGTCTCAATAAAATCCTCCGTCACTTCAAAATATTCCGCCAGCTCCCACTTTTCTATAATCCCCTGGTCAAAAGCCGCCTGAAGCTCCTGAAAGGGGATCAGCTTATGGACGGCCCATTTGTCCGCCTTGTATTCGTTCTTGCTTACAAGCTGCAGCGGGCTGTAAACCGAGTGCGTCGTCCCGGTCTGCGCGTGCGATATTTCGTGCGCCAGGCAAACGATTTCCTTGTTTAACGTTTTAATATGCCTTAAATCCAGAAAAATACCGTACTGCCGGTCCTGTTCAATAATGACCGAAGCTCTGCCTACATCGTAATAAAACAGTTCAATGTCGTTCGACTGTTCTATTTCCTCATATAGGTCGTAAATACGATTCATCGTTTTCCTTTCCTGCGGTTTTCATTGAAAAAGCGCGCGAGCTCCAACAGCTTTTCCTTTTCTTCCTCGGTCAGCTCATGCGCTTCCTCGTTCATCGCATAAGTAAAATCATCAAATGTCACTTTACCCCCGTCCTCAGCGGACGGGGCTTTTTTTATGTCTGTGTTGCCTAGGAGATAATCAACGGATACATTAAAGTAATCTGCTAAAATTTGTATTTTGTTTGACTTAGGAACACATCGCCCTTTTTTCCAATCGCTTAACGTTGCTTGTGAAATTCCGGTGTCTTTGGAAACTCTATAAGCGGTAATCCCTCTTTCTTTCATTAAGTGTTCAAAAATTTCATACATTTTTTGTCAACCTTTCACAAAAATGAAAATAATACGAAAAACCTTATTATTTTATATTGACTAGCATGAAATTTCATAGTATACTACAAGTATGCAATGGAAAACCGAAGTAAACAAAAAATATACTATGAAGTATCAGCGCATATGTTAATTCATAGTATACAACAAAGCCAAAGCAAACGCAAGTAATCAAAAGGAAGAAGGTGAAATTATGGAAAAGCTTTATAACTGCAAAGAAATAGCGGACAGGTATCAGGTGAAAGAACTCACGGTATGGGACTGGATTCGAAAAGGGAAGCTTCAAGCAATTAAGCCGGGCAAGAATTATCTTATTAAGGAAAGTGAACTGGCTAGATTTGAGAACGAAAAAACAACTGCATAAAAATACCGCCAATGTAAAATCCGCTTACATTGACGGCAGCGCATTTCCCGCATAACTCATGCACCATATACAGTTGGTTTCCCTGTATATGACAGCAGGCGGTTCTGCTGTTCTTCTGAGTTGAATAGTTTTGGGAGCGCACCCTTGGCCTGTTCTATCCTTAGTTGGTTTCCCTAAATGCGGAACAGGACAGCATCATGAGAAACTTACAAAGTTTCTTCATAGATACCACCCCCCAAAATGTAATTTGGCTATGGCCACGTTAAAATCATAGCACTAATCACAACTAAACGCAACAAAAGATAGGCGAGCGGATGATTAATTGTTTTATTCAATCTCATTATAAACACTGATGTGTCCCATATAAAGGACAATAAAAAACCCGCCTAAAAAGGCGGGGCGGAAAGAAGGTGGAAAAATGACCTTTTCAGAAAAATTATCGGAGCTCCAGAGGGAAAGCGGCCTGACTGACGAAGAACTCGCCCGCGCGCTGAAAGTGACGGTCATCACCGTCCGCCGCTGGAAGGGCGGGAAGCTGCCGAACGTCCCGAATGCGGTTGCGCTGGCGGAACACTTTGGCGTTTCGCTCAACGCGCTGGGGCTTTTTGAGGAGCAAAAATAAAGGGCATTACAGCCCAATTGGAAAGGAGGAAGCACTATGACAAGGATCCCGGAAATTTCCAGCATCGAAACAGCGATCCGTCTGTATTGGGAAAAAATCGAGCTGAGCACCAAGGACATCAAGGAACTGTTCCATCCCGTCGGGAACAAAAAGGTCGTGCTGCTGAAAGAAACGGCAAAGGAAAAGATGGCGGAAAACCAAACGCCGTCCTGGAACGCGTCAAGGGTCAACACCAAGGACGCTTACGCGGCCTGGGGGCTTGATATTGAAGACCTGGAACGGCGGTACCGCAGGCTCAAAAAGCTGGCTGTTTGAGAAAGAAGGCAAAAAGATGAAAGAGAAAAAGTTGAAAAGGATGCGCAGGATTACCCGGCTTTTGTGCTTTGGCGGTTGGGCGGGATGTCTGGTTTTGGCGATGATGTCGGACGCTGGTTCGATTGGGTTCTTCCAGACTGTAATATTCTCGGTCCTGCTTGTCTTTGCCGGGCTTGTTTTTGGAATTGCGTCGGCGGAGCTGACAGAACTGATTAAAGCCGAAGAAAGCAAACTGCACGGAGATTACAGGAACTACGGGGAGGACGATCATGCTGCTTAAAATCAAAGGAAAAAAGAAAATGCCCGGAGAGGCGGCAACCTCAACCGAGCAAAAGGGTAATAACTCTACCCATATTTTAGCCCAAAAAGGAGAAAAAGTCAATGATGGAAACTAAATACTTAAACCCTCCAGAGTGGGATGATTCGTTAAATGTGGATATTGCGGATTATGAGGCAAAAATGGACCTTTTGCGAAATCTCAACGAAGAAACAGACAACATCGGAATAGCTATTGAAAACTCACAGTATATTGATTCCGGGATTAGGAAGTGCATCGGGATTCTTCTTGATAGACTGAAAGACGACAACATTAAACTGGAAAGTCGCATAGAAGAGCTACGGCAGAGCTTGATTGAGAGAGGGGTTGAGGTTTAATGAATCTCCCAGGTAAAGTGTCATATTACACAATGGCAAGGGCAACCGTTTCGATCGGTTTTCCTGAGGACAGGGTGTGCTGCCAGTGGTGCCGATACTTAAAGCAGGAGAGAATGAGAAGCTGCTGCCAGCTTACGAATGAGGTCCTTGTTTATCCGGAAAGCGGCGTCGGAAACGAATGCCCCATTGAAATCATTGGAAGGAGTGATGACCTATCAGCCGTCTGATATGCATCATGGGGGAATCCGGTTCCGGAAAAACCACCTCCATGCGAAACCTGAACCCGGATAGCACCTTCTATATCGACTGCGACGAAAAGGGTCTTGCATGGAAAGGATGGCGTCAGCAGTACAACGCAGAAAAGAAAAACTATTACCGCACCAGGAATCTTCCTAAAATCAGTACACTTCTCCTTAAGGTGAGCAAAGAACAGCCTCAATTTAAAACCGTAGTCATCGACACCCTGAACACCTGTATGGTGGATAAGGAAGTCAAGTCGATGACAGAGAAGGGATATGACAAGTGGATAGATCTGACCCAGTATGTCTGGGACGTGATTGGGACAGCCAGCGGGCTTCGTGATGATCTGACAGTGATTATCGTCATGCACAGCGAAACCGTGCGGGATGATATGGGATACAGCTTCACCCGCATCAAGACCAACGGCAGAAAACTGGAAAAGGTAATTTTAGAAAGCCTGTTCGGTACGGTATTGCTGGCGAAGAGGACCGACGATGGAAAGTATGTTTTTGAAACACAGGCAAAAAACAGCACGGCTAAAAGCCCGATGGGAGCGTTTGAATCGTTTGAAATTGATAACGATATTTTAGCTGTACTGGAAGCATTAAATGAATTTTAATTTGGAGGAATGAAAAAATGAAACCATTTGCAGGATATGAACCGAAAAAGCAAGCATCCAGGGAGCCGATCCCGGCGGGCGGGTACGTTGTGAAAGTACTTAACGCTGAAGAAATTTCCTATACATGGGGAAATGTTATTGAAATCTCTTTTGACGTTATCGAAGGGGAGAAAAAAGGATTTTTCCGAGAAGATTACAAAAACAACACCAACGAGGACCGGAAATGGCGTGGAAAATACCGTCTGAACGAGCCGAAAGAGGACGGAACAGAACAGGACGGATGGACCAAAAACACATTTAACGGCACCATGTTCGCATTTGAGTATTCAAACCCTGGATACCACTGGAACTGGGACGAAACGACCCTTAAAGGGCTCACAATAGGCGCATTGTTCCGCAATCGGGAGTGGGAAATGAACGGAAGAACCGGCTGGACTACCGAGTGCTGTGCTCTAATACCGGCGGAGGATGTGAGAAGTGAAAGCTTTAAACTGCCGAAAGACAGACCTCTCTCCAAAAAGAAGGAGGAGACAAAAACGATTCAGCAGTCAATCTCATTTGAGGAGATTGAAGACGGCGAAGATGATATGCCGTTTTAAGCCATGTATTCTAATTTTGAAATTGACAAGGCTCTGAGAAGCCTGACAATATTGGTTGATACCAGAGAACACGAAACCAAGGAACTTCGAAAACGCCTTACAGAGCTAGGAGCACCTTACCGCAGGAAAAAGCTTGATTTCGGCGATTATTCTGCGGAGGTAATTCTGCCGTCCGGAGAGACTAGAGAGTTGTCGGACAAGGTCTGCATCGAGCGTAAAATGAACCTTGATGAGCTATGTGGATGCTTTACAATAGGCCGAGGAAGGTTTGAACGGGAGTTTACGCGGGCGAAAGATGCTGGCGCAAAGGTATATTTGCTGGTGGAACGGGCGGATTGGGAGAAACTTCTTTCCGGTACATACCGAAGCAAGATGAACCCTGACGCTCTTTCCGCCTCTGTTCTCGCCTGGTGCGCACGGTACGGCCTTGTGCTGATGTTCTGCAAGCCGGAAACAACCGGCCGGATGATTGGAAAAATCATGCGGTATGAGACCAAAGTATTGCTGGAAAATGGAGAAATATAAATGCTTGAACATGGGTTTATTAAGCTTCACAGGTCAATTTTGAAGTGGGAATGGTACGACGACCGCAATACCTCATCCCTGTTTATTCACCTGATTTTGACAGTAAGTATTGAAGAAACGGAATGGCGCGGGCTGAAAATTCCGCGCGGAAGCAGAGTATCATCCTATGCAAAATTGGCAAAAGAATTACATCTTTCAATTAAAGAAATTCGGACAGCCTTACAGCACCTTGAACAGACAGGGGAAGTGGCACGAACTTCATACCCAAAATTCACTGTATTTACTGTAAATAATTACGATTATTATCAAGTAAAGGGCACGAAAAATGGCAAACAAAACGGCAATCAAATGGGCAATGTAGGGGCAAGCAAGGGGCAACAGTATAAGAAAGTAAAAGAAAGTATAAGAAATAAAGAAATAGGCGCGGACGCTTCCGGCGATAAAACGCCGGAGCGCGCGCATGTAGAAAAGACCATCTACGAGAGGATGCGGGAATAATGCCGTATGAGTTAAAAGCTGGCGATGTTTACTCCCTGGCCTCAAAGCTCGTGGCGGACGTTTTTGAAAAAGACGGTGAGCTATTTTTCCGGTACTGCCCGTATTGCCATGGAGACGGACACGATAAAAACACATTTTCGGTCAACCTGAAAACCGGAACCTTCCACTGTTTCCGTTCAAGCTGTGGAAAGTCCGGTCACTTTGTGGAGATGGCCCGCGACTTTCACTATCCACTGGATTTTGGGGAGCGGCCGAAAAAGCAGTACCGGAAGCTTCCGCAGCGCCCGGTTGAAACCCGTGAACCGGCTGTTACATACCTGGAAAGGCGGGGAATCAGCCGAGAAACAGCAAAGCGATACCGGGTAACGACCAGGAAAGATAACCAGAAGATTCTGGTCTTTCCGTTTTTTGACGAAAACCGCGTCCTTCAGTTCCTCAAATACCGCCGGACTGATTTTGACAGGGAAAAGCACCAAAACAAAGAGTGGTGCGAAAAAGACACAAAGCCAATTTTGTTCGGAATGGACCAATGCGAAGACTTTACCAGGCTTGTAGTAACCGAAGGTCAGATTGATAGCCTCTCTGTTGCTGAAGCGGGCGTTAAAAACGCGGTAAGCGTTCCAAATGGATGCAACGGCTTCACCTTTCTGGAAAACGTCTGGGACTGGATTGTCAAATTTAATGAGGTAATTGTCTTTGGAGACTGCGAGCGCGGCGAGGTCACACTGGCGGACACCCTGATAAAACGGCTCCCGAATCCGGTCAAGGTTGTGCAGGAGGCGGATTATCTTGGAGAAAAGGACGCAAACGACATTCTGCGGAAATACGGGCCTGAAGCAATACGGATTGCGGTGGAACACGCAAAGATGAAGCCGGTATCCCATGTAAAGTCGCTGGCGGATGTAAAAACGGTAGACCTTTATCGGCTGCCGCGTATTAAAACCGGAATACCAGAGCTAGAACGCGTGATAGGCGGGCTGTTTTTCGGACAAGTTATTCTGCTCACCGGGAAACGCGGAGAGGGTAAATCCACATTTCTTTCACAGCTTTTGTTGGAGGCGCTGGAGCAGAATTACAACGTATTTGCCTATTCGGGCGAGCTTGCAGATTATCTGTTCAAGGGCTGGGTGGATTTTCAGGCCGCAGGGCCGGAACATATTGCGGTTGATACAGATATGTATGGGGATCCAGTCTACCGTGTCAAATCCGATGTCACGGAAAGAATAAACCGCTGGTATGCCGATAGAGCATATCTTTACGACAACGGCGCGGTGAATGACGAAAACGAGCTTGAAAGCCTGACCGATACAATTGAGCAGGTGATCAGGCAGTACGGGGTCAAACTGGTCTGTATTGACAACCTGATGACTGCAATGGATGTTTCTGCGGGGGACAACCTTTATCAGGCACAGTCAGAGTTTGTGCGGAAATTAAAGCTGATTGCGGTTAAATACGACGTTGCGGTGATACTGGTCGCCCACCCAAGAAAGAACGCAACCGGCGCCCAGAATGACGATGTTGCGGGCAGCAGCGATATTACAAACCGGGTGGATGTGGTGCTTTCTTATTCCCGAAACCCAGACAAAACGGCGGAGGAGGACTGCGACAGTCAACTGACCGTCAGCAAGAACCGGCTCCTGGGAAGGCTGACAAAAAGCCCGATTGAGCTTTTCTACAGCCAGAAATCAAAGAGAATCACCAGCGCATCCGGTTTCGCAAATGGCCCAAGGCGTTACAGGTGGGAATTTGAAAATGAGATTGAGTATACCGATTTTGAGGAGATTTAAAAATGGATTATCCTAAAATCAACAGTTTAGCTTCCAGAGGAATCGAGCCTCCAAAGATCATGTCACTTCCGGATATTCTTTGTTATGAAGCGCTCATACAGCTCAAGCGGGAATACGATGAGATGGGGCTTGAAATAGAAGAAGCAAGGCTGAGAAAGCAGAAAATTAGGAAAGCATATGAGAAATACCAGGAAGCATACCGAAATTATCTGGACGGGATGAAAGACTATCAGCGGAATATCAAGCGAGCCGGGGAGCTGCGTGTCAGAATCATAAAAGAACCAGACCAGGCGATAAAACTGAATCTGGCGCTGGAATGTATCGGCGTTATGACGGGCGATACAAGCTTTACAAGGCTTGCGGGGACGCCGCTATGAGCCTGTGGCTGAAATCACCATGTAAAAGCTGCTCCAACGTGAATTGCCGCAAGTATAAAGAATGCCGGGCGTGGCTGCTGTGGTTCAGCAACGAGTGGTACCGGGTAAGGATGATGTTTATGGAGGAAGAGGATGAAACAACGAGATAAAGAATTTACAGAACGGTTGCGGGAAGCGGTTTTTAATACAGATAAATCAATTAACCGGATATGCAAGGAAGCGAAGATCGCAAATAGCCTGATGGCGTTTTACCTGAACGATGGAATGCTTCCGAACACTGCAAACCTGAAACGGCTCTGCCAATACCTGAATGTTTCTGCTGATTGGCTGCTGGGGTTGGAGGAATAAAAATGCCATTATTGAATTATACAACAAAAATAGATGTGTATACTACGCTAGGCCAAATACAAGGCCAGCTTGTAAAGCACGGCGCAAAAAAAATCATGCAGGACTACGACGACAACGGACGCCTTTCCGCCGTTTGCTTTGCGATTGAAACCCCTACAGGAATCCGTGGGATTAAGCTTCCTGCAAATGTGGAGGCCGTCCACGCGGTTCTCTTAAAACAAAAGGTAAAGTGTGATTTTGAGCAGGCAGAACGGGTTGCATGGAGGATTTTAAAAGATTGGGTTGAGGCTCAGATGGCGATTCTGGAAAGTCAAATGGTTCAAATGGACGAAATTTTCTTGCCATATATGATGAATAACTCCGGTCAGACGCTTTTTGAGGCGTATCGGAACAACCAATTGCTGTTGGAGGAATGAAAATGAAATCCTACGTTATCCGCAGCAGCGACCGGAAGCGGGTTGCCGAATTTGCGAAAAAGCAGACCGAAGAAATGCAGCAGACATACATAAAGCTTGTTTTAAAGCTATACGCATTTGAATTAAATCAACTATATGGGTTCGGAAAAGAACGCATTTCACGGCTTATTTTGGCTCTTACAAAAGACCTGAAAGAGATCGGCGAAGATTACGGCCTTGACTGCGTGATGGTAAAGCTTGATAACGAGTTAAGAAAAATCGGGATTGTGGACGAAAAAGGAGAATGGAAATTCGATGAAAAAAGTGCTTGATGCTACTTGTGGTTCCAGAATGATTTGGTTTAACAAAAATAATCCTATTGCTCTATATGTTGACCGAAGAAGAGTTGAGGATGAAGCTATTTGGAAAAGTGGTAACGGAAAATCTGTTAGATATTTAAACGTGAATCCGGATATTATTGCAGATTTTACATCTCTTCCTTTTGATGACAATTCGTTTTACAATGTGGTTTTTGATCCTCCTCACTTACAAAAAATCAGCGAAACAGCTTGGCTTTGTAAAAAATACGGAAAGTTGCCTGAAAATTGGGAAAAAGTTATACACGACGGTTTTTGGGAATGTATGCGTGTTCTTAAGCCAAATGGTACATTGATTTTTAAGTGGAACGAGTTCGATATTCCAGTAAAAAAGATAATTGATGTTATCGGGGTTTTTCCGCTTTATGGAAATAGAAGCGGTAAAAAATCAAAAACACATTGGATGTGCTTTATCAAAGACGTGGACGAAAACGGAGACTGGAATTTTGAGGAGAATTTAAAATGAAATGTTACAAGGGGTTTAATAACAAACTGCAATGCACGCCAGACGGTAAAACCTTTCAATACGAAATTGGAAAAACGTATGAGGAACAAAACGCCGATTTATGTAAAAGCGGTTTTCATGCCTGTGAAAATCCGTTAGATGTATTTGGTTACTACCCACCTGCTGACAGCCGTTATTGCGAGGTGGAACTTGATGAAGTATCAGTAAATACAGATTATGATTCAAAACGATGCGGTAAGAAAATTACAATAGGCGCTGAAATCGGCCTGAAAGGGATAATTGAAGCTGGGGTAAAATTCATTTTTGATAGGGTTGACTGGAAAAACGCCAAAAAATCGAATACCGGCGACCAGTCAGCAGCAACGAATACCGGCGACCAGTCAGCAGCAACGAATACCGGCGACCAGTCAGCAGCAACGAATACCGGAAACCGGTCAGCAGCAACGAATACCGGCGACCAGTCAGCAGCAACGAATACCGGAAACCGGTCAGCAGCAACGAATACCGGAAACCAGTCAGCAGCAACGAATACCGGAGACTGGTCAGCGGCTACAGTTGACGGGAAAGAAAGCGTTGCAATTGCGCTGGGGTATCAATCAAAAGCGAAAGGTGCTAAAGGTTGTTGGATTGTTCTTTCTGAATGGGACGAAAACGCAGAACATCTTAAAACCGTTAAATCTTACAAGGTAGACGGCATGAGGATTAAAGCCAATACATTTTACATGTTAAAGGATGGAAAGGCAGTTGAATGTGAATGAGCCAGTTTGATCTTTTCGGAAACGAAATTAAAGTTAAGTCAAATCAAACAGACAAAGTACGTAAAAATTGGGGAAACGCTTTTCAGAGGTGGAGCAATACATTGTCACAGGATGGAACAACATCATTAGGAGCTTGCGGCTATAGTTCTATATGCGAATATTGCGAAGATAATTCATACGGTAGGCCTTGCGTAAGGGCGTTAAATTTAATGTGCAAAGAACGCAAAATAAGCATTGATTATACCAAAAGAAATTTTGAAGATATTTGGAGGATGTGAAATTGACTGAATTAAATCCATGTCCATATTCCGAAGCGATAGCCAGATACTTTGATATTCACTTTGATTGTATGGACTGTTGGCTGACAGATTGCCCATACCCAAAAAAATAGAGATGAATGGAACAGGAGGACTGAAAATGGATGCGGTAACGTATTTAAAAACTAGAATCAGAATATGCAGTCAAGCATGTGGTGATTGCCCGTTTTTCGGTTCATTAGGGTGTAGAAGAAACTACATTGAAAATGATGAACCTGAAAAATCCGTTGAAATAGTAGAAAAGTGGAGTAAAGAGCATCCGCATAAAACATATTTGACGGATTTTCTTGAAAAACACCCAAATGCAAAGATGAATAAATCTATATCAAATTATCCTCTTTCATGTGCTTTAAATTTAGGTTATTGCAAAGATTGCAAAATAAATTGCTGTGATTGCTGGAACACACCTATGGAGGACTGACAATGGACTGGATAAACGTTAACCGAATGACCCCGGAACCATTTGTAAGCGTGCTGTGCAGGATGCCTGGTGAAAAGCCTTTTACAACTGTGCATGAGGGATATATTTCGGATGATGGCGTGTGGGTATCATATGGTTTCAAAAGGGAACCGGGCGAAGTAACCCATTGGGCAGACATGCCGGATTTTCCAGACGATGTGGAGGACTATAATGGCTGAATGTAAAGATTGCTTTCATTTAGAATTTTGCGCTTATGCAACGCATGATATCCCTGTATGTGACGACTTTGTCACTGACGTTGCCCCGGTGGTTCGCTGTAAGGACTGCTCACACTGTAGCATTGAGGGTTCGCTCTATCTCTGTGCGTTATGGAATCATTTAACGAAATTAGATGATTTTTGTTCTGATGGCAAAAGGTGGGAGAAAACGAAATGAACGAATGGATTCGCGTGAAGGACAGGCTGCCAAAGGGTGGCACAGTGCTGGTAACCGATGGAAGGGTTGTCATTACAGCCCCGTCCAGCAGCGTCACAGCGGACGGCCCGGCAATCACCCACTGGATGCCGTTGCCTGAACCGCCGAAAGGGGAATGAAACATGAAACGCCATAAGCCGAAAAACAGGCCGAAAGATATTGTAAGCCGCCCTGAAACTTTGTGCTGGCGCTGTGCAAAATCGGTCAGCATGGGGTGCAGCTGGTCGCAGGGTTTTAAGCCGGTATACGGCTGGACAGCCGTTCCGACAAAAATTACTTGTGCGGATCATAAGGCTGACAGCTACAGGGTGATTGACTGCCCGGAGTTTGAAAGGGGCTGATGGGAGGGATTATATGAGCAGACCAAATACAATAATTTGTGATCGATGTGGGAAAGAAATTACGGAAACGAGAACAAGTAATTACTTTAATTGCAAATACGGAAATTGTTTTCGGACGGATTTATCTTGGGCTAAGTTACATATCTGGCCTCCGGACATGCAAAAAGGGGTACAGCCGCAAAGAACGGACTTGTGCGGAAACTGTTTTGAAGATTTTATAAAGTTTATGGAGAATTATAATGAAAGTATATGAATTGATGAATTATCTTTCCTCCTGCCCAGCTGGGGCGGATATTGAGATAGGGACATCAGGCAGCAAACAGAAAATGATTGTTGAAGCGGATATTAATGAAGATAACGTCAGTCTGGATTGTACAAAGCAGGTAACTGTAGATTCTGATGATTCTGTGGTCACTTTATTCGGGAGGATTGATTGATGAGCAGCCTCAAAGAAATTGAGAAAATCGCCGCTGAGGCGGACAGGCTGGGGCTATCCTATGGGAAATACGTCGCGCTTTTAAACCGGCGGAAGGTTCAAAAGGAAGAACCCAAAAAACTCTGGGAAACAGAGATGATCAGGAGGCTTAAATGACCAAAAGGGAACTCTCGCAACTTTACCACCTGAATCTTGAAATCCGGGAAGAAACCGAACGGCTGAAACAGTTAGAGGCCGCGGCGAACGATACGTCTGTGAAAATATCGGGGCTTCCCCATGTATCGGGCATTTCCAATAAAACGGCGCTTGCCGCGGAAATAGCGGATTGCAGGAATATAATTGAGGCGAAGCGGCAGGCGGCGGTGGCCGAGTACAACCGCTTAATCCGCTACATCGCTTCGGTCGGCGATTCGCTTACCAGAAGAATATTGGAGCTGCGGTATATCGACGGAAAATCGTGGCGGCATGTGGCAAGGGCGGTTGGAGGGAATAATACGGCGGACGGAATGAGGAAAGCGGTCGACCGTTTTTTGGAAAAAGGCTGAAAGTTGTCCGTTTTGTCCGTTTATACGGTGCTAAAATGGCAGTGTAGAAACATATAAGGAGCATCCGCTTTGCGGCGGGTGCTTTTTTGGTTAAAGCGGGAAAGAACGCCGCGCTGGAACAAACCGGGGCGGGGGTTAGCGGCGTTAAAAAAGAGGTGAAAGTATGCCTGGTAACAGGGATAAAACAGGAAAGTTCCGGAAAGGGTCGTCCGGCAACCCAAGCGGCAGGCCCAAAGTGCCGGAGGGCGTTAAGAAAATGCTCAAGGAAGCCACCCCGGAGGCGGCGAAGCTGCTGATTGAAACGGTAACCAACGAAAACGCCGGCATGAATTTCCGGCTCGACGCGGCGAAAGAAATCCTGAACCGGGTTTACGGCAAGGCCTCCCAGCCGATCGACGGGGATTTGGACGCGACCCTGCGGGTAGTTCTTGAGGGCGAGCTGAAAGACTATGCCGAATAACCTGAAGATGGCGCGGCCGAATGAAAAACAGCGGCTGTTTTTTACGGCCAAAAATAAGTTTATTGCATATGGCGGAGCAAGGGGCGGCGGCAAGAGCTGGGCGGTGCGCAAAAAGGCGTGGCTGCTGGCTTTAAATTACCCCGGCATTAAAATCCTCCTGCTGCGCCGCACCTACCCGGAGCTGCGGGAGAACCACATCATCCCCCTGATGGCGGAGCTGAAAGGGGTTGCGGCTTACCGGGAAACGGATAAATCGTTCACCTTTCCAAACGGGAGCCGTCTCAAGTTCGGCTACTGCGACAATGAAAGCGACCTGCTCCAGTACCAGGGGAACGAATACGACGTGATTTTTATCGACGAAGCCACCCAGATCCCCGAAAAGTGGTTTGACGTTTTAAAGGCCTGCGTCCGCGGGGCGAACGCCTTCCCCAAGCGGATCTACCTGACCTGCAACCCCGGCGGGGTGGGGCACGGGTGGGTCAAGCGGCTTTTTATTGACCGCCGGTTTAAAAAGGACGAAAATCCGGCGGATTACCGGTTCATCCCGGCGAAGGTTTACGACAACACCGCGCTCCTCAAACAGGACGCGGCGTATGTCAAAATGCTGGAATCGCTCCCGGAGGATTTGCGGCGGGCGTGGCTTGAGGGGAACTGGAATTTATTCGCCGGCCAGTATTTTACCGAGTGGCGCGAGGAGCTTCACGTTGTGGAGCCGTTTTCCATCCCGGCGCACTGGCGGCGGTATTTCACCATGGACTACGGCCTCGACATGCTGGCCGGATACTGGATCGCCCTGGACGAGCAGGGAAAAGCCTACGTCTACCGGGAGGTTTATCAAAGCGGATTGATTATGTCGGACGCGGCGCGGCTTGTAAAGTCGATGACGACAGAGCAGATTTACGCCTGGTACGCCCCGCCCGACCTGTGGAACCGGCGGCAGGACACCGGCCGGAGCGTGGCCGACGCCTTTGCCGAATACGGGATCCCGCTTGTCAAGGCGCAGAACAGCCGGGCGCAGGGCTGGCTTAATTTAAAGGAATGGCTCAAGCCGAAGACGGATGAAGCCGGGAAGCCGACCGCTGATCTCCGGGTGTTCCGGAGCTGCGTCAACCTGATCCGCTGCATTCCGGCGCTGCTGTTCGACCCGAAGAACCCGGACGACGCCGCGGCGGAGCCGCACGAGTACACCCACGGCCCAGACGCGATCCGCTACTTCGTGGCGGGCAGGCCTGCGCCGGCACAGAAACCGACTGAGCCGGATGAATCATATATTGAGTTTAAAAGCCAAATTGATAATTTTATTTCTTTTGGAGGGTAGAATGCTTTTAAAATATAAAAAGCTGGCGGAAGAAAACCGGGCGCTGAAGGCAGAAAATGAAATGCTGAAAAAGTCCCTTGAACATACCGATAATCGAATGGCCAAACAGTGGGAAAACTTTTTCCATTACGACGGCACGCTGCAGCCGGAGGTGGGCAATGAAAATTAAAAAACAGCCGCAGGAAATCTGGCAGGAGTACGAAAGCGGCGTTTCCTATAAACAAAGTATAGGAAACAAGGGGCTGTATGAAACGGTTAAGCAGAACGAAAACTTTTTTATTGGGAATCAATGGGAAGGTGTAAACGCCCCGGACCTTGATAAACCAGTCATTAATATTTTGAAAAGAGTCGTTTCCTATTTTGTCTCTACCCTTGTTTCAGATGATATCGGCGTGAATGTAGAACCGTTTGGCGGTATTACAGACGATGACGGAAAATACATCATGGGTATTCTATCTAACCAGTTTGACGAAATTATGGAAACCTGCGGGATGACCTCAAAGAACCGGGACGCAATCCGCAACGCGGCCGTTGATGGGGACGCCTGCCTCTATTTCTGGTTCAACCCGGACGTTCAGGCCGCGGACAACGTATTCGGGCAGATTGAATGCGAAGAGATTGACAACACCAACGTGTATTTTGGAAACCCCCAGGTCTGGGAGGTTCAGAAGCAGCCGTATATCATCATTTCGCTGCGGAGGATGGTGCAGGCGGTAATTGAGGAAGCTGAAAGCAATGGAATGAAAGACGCTTCCGGGATTACCGCGGACGACGACCCGAACGGGGTAAACCGGGAACAGGAAAACGGGAAATGCACGGTTTTAATCAAGTTCTGGAAGGAAAACGGGACGGTCCGGTACATGAAATCCACCGCCAATACCGTTGTTAAGCCGGAGACGGACCTTGGCTACCGGCGGTACCCGCTGGCCTGGTTCTCGTGGGATAAAATCAAGAACTCCATGCACGGGCAGGCATGTTTAACCGGACTGATTCCGAACCAGATTTTCATCAACAAGATGTTCGCCATGAGTATGCAGCATGTCAAAAACATGGCGTTCCCGAAGTATATCTACAACGCCGCCCTGCTGCCGGGAGGATTCTCCAACCGGGTGGGGGAGGCGATCCCGGTCAACGGCGACCCGTCAATGGCGGTCAACGCCAGAACCGTCACGGCGGACATGTCCTCCCAGGTTTTGCAGATGATCGACAACGTCATCAGCTACACCCGGGACACAATGGGCGCGTCCGACGCGGCGCTCGGCAACGTCAAGCCGGACAACACCTCGGCGATTATTGCGACCCAGAAGGCCTCCGCCATGCCGCTGGAGCTTCAGCGGATGAGCTTTTACCAGTTTGTGGAGGACTACGTCCGCATTTTTCTTGAGATGATGGCGGAAAACTACGGCCTGCGGGAAATTGTTTATACCGATGAAAACGGGGATCCTCAAAAGGGATTTTTCAATTTTGAGACGCTGAAAAATTTATATTTAAAGCTGAACATTGACATTGGGGCCTCCACCTACTGGTCGGAGCTGATGCAGGTTCAGACGACCGACAACCTCTTCTCAAAGGGGATTATCGCGGACGCCGTTACATATCTTGAAGCAATTCCGAACGGGTATATCAAAAATAAAAGCGATATTATTAAAAAATTAAAGGAAAAGCAGGCGCAGGATCAAATGCTTCAGCAGGCTGTGATGGGAGGCGGCTTAAACGGGGCTCTGCCCGAAACGGGCGGGGGAATCCCCGCGGAGCCGTACAGCGGCTAAAGCCTGCCTGGAACACCTGCATATATTTACAGGATATATTACAGGTTTTATCTGCCTGGCGCCATAACATAAGCACTATAGTGGCGCTATTATAATACCGCTTTCACAGCGGCGGTTTTAACACGCTCAAAACCCACGCGGTTTTGCATAAAACGCCGGGACACCAACGGCGGAAAAGGAGTTTTTTTAAATGGATGAAGAAATGAATCTGACAGAGGACACCAATCTGGAAGATGGTTTAGACGAGCTGTTTCACGAGGAGCCGGACGGGCAGGACACCAATGCCCGGGATGAAGACGGCGTTAAGACTGAAGCGGAACCGGAGGCTCCCTCTGAAGAGGAACCGAAGTACAAGGTGAATTTTCTGGGCGAGGAAAAAGAGCTGCCCGTTTCCGAGCTGATTACGGCGGCGCAGAAGGGGATGAACTACGACCATGTGAAAAGCGAGCTTGACGGGCTGCGGGAGAAATCCGGACAGTATGAAGAAGCCCGGCGGCTTGTTGAGCAGATGGCGGAGGCCAGCGGCATGACGGTAGAACAGTATACCCAGTTCTGCGCCCAGTCCCTCAAGGACAGCCAGCTGAAGGCACAGCTTGACCGCGGCGTGCCGGAGGACGTGGCAAGACGGCTGATGGAGCTTGAAGAAAAGGAAAACCTCAGAAGCGCGGAAGAGGAAAGGCGCAGAGCCGAGCTTGAAAGGCAGGAGGCTTACGCCGAGCTGATCCGGGAGTACCCGGAGCTGAAATCCCTTCCGGACGAGGTCGCCCAGGCTGTGGCGGCCGGGGAACGCCCTTTAAGCGCCTACCGCAGTTATGAAAACCGGCGGCTTAAAAACGAGCTTGCCGCCCTCAGAAAAGCGGAAGAAAACAAACTGAAATCAACCGGAAGCTTACAGGGGGACGCCCCCGAAGAGGCGGACGACTTCCTGATGGGCTTCAACAGCATTTAAGGAGTGAAAATGAATGGCAATTAATTTGCTTGATAAAGCGGCAAAAACAATTTCTGCCTATTTTACCACCGAATCTCTCGTAGCCGGGCGTTTGTCCACCGAATACGACTGGTCCGGCGTGAAAACCGTTAAAATTATGACCCCGCAGACCGTCCCGATGGTGGATTACACCCGCAGCGGCGCCAACCGCTACGGCGTCCCGACCGAGATGGAGGATATCATCCAGGAAATGACCCTGACGCAGGACAAATCCTTTGCGCTCACGGTCGATAAGGGGAACAACGCCGACCAGCAGGGGCTGAAAGCGGCGGGGAGAATGCTCAAGCTCCAGCTTGCGGAGCGCGCGGTTCCCACCATGGACAAATATGTATTTGAAAGCCTTTCCACAAAGGCGGGCAAAATCGTCGGCAATTCCACCGCCCTTTCCAAGTCGAATGTCTGCGAGCGGATTTCCGCCGGCACCGAGGCGCTGGACGACGCGGAGGTTCCGCAGGGGAGCAGAACCCTCTTTGTCCCGGCCGCGGTCTACACCTACCTGAAGCTCTCGCCGGAGTTCCTGGGCCTTGAAAAGCTCGGCACAAAAGCCGTTGCCAAGGGGCAGGTGGGCGAATACGACGGGATGGCCGTTATCAGGGTTCCAAAAGGCCGCTGGCCCGCAAACGTCAATTTCATGATCGTTTACAAAAACAGCGCCACCGCGCCGGTTAAATTGAACGACACCAAGCTCCACCAAGACCCTCCGGGGATTTCCGGTAACCTGATTGAAGGACGGCAGTATTACGACTGCTTTGTCTTTGGAGCGAAATGCGGCGGTATTTATGTTGAGGTCAATACCGCGTCCGGCGCGGGCACCGTTCTGGCGGCCCCGACCGTTGCGGCCGCTACCGGCGCCTTTTCCGGCGTAACCGGCGGCACTTACCACTATACCACCGACGGCAGCGACCCGCGTTACAGCAATACCGCCAAGACCGGTACGGCTTCCGACGTGACGGCTGAGGGAACCGTGGTAAAATGCTACGCAACCAAGGCTGGCGCGTTTCCTTCCCCTGTAACGGAACAGGTGCTTGCTTCTTCGTAAATAGGCTGAATGGGGAGACGGGAAACCGTCTCCCTTTTTGCTATAGGAGGAAAAGATGACAGGAAATGATATTTTGAAAATATCGCTGGATTTGATGTTTGAAACAGAGACGGAGTATACAAAAAACGCCGTTTCCTTTCTCAATTTAATGATTCCGGAGCTGTTTGAAACTGAAAATTTAATCAGGACGGCCCAAAAACAGGAGCCCCTGGCCGACGTCCCGTACATTGAAAGCCTGGAGGACGTTATACCGTACTGCGATAACCTCACCAGGGGGGCGATGCCGTACGGGCTGGCCTCTATGATTATGATGGACGACGATGACACGAGCAAGGCCGGGTATTACAAAAGCCTTTATGTGAACGCGGTCAACAGCTTTTCCAGGGCGGCGCCGGAAATGGTGGTAGACGTTTATGAATCATGTTAAGGTTCCGGCGTCAAATGTAAAGGTTTACGCCGCAAAATACGTCAATTTCAAAGGGGTGGACCTGTCGACCGACCCGACCCAGATCAGCGGGAGCCGGTCGCCTTACGCGCCGAACCTGATTTCAGACAGCGGCGGCTTTCCGGAAAAGCGGCCGGGCTGGCGGACGCTGTATTCGCTTGACGCGCCGGTCAACGGGATTTACAGGGGCGTGATCGACGGGACGGAGCATATCGTCATCCACGCCAGGAGCAAGCTTTACCACTGGGACGGCGAAAACGAACCCACGGCCTTTGAAGGGAGTTTCCACAACGGAAAAGGGGATTCCTTCTGCCTTGAGAACAAAATATGGATTCTGACAGGGGCCGAGTATCTTGTGTATGACGGCGAAACGCTCAAAAGCGTGGAGGAAACGGCGTATATCCCGGCGACCACCATTGCGAAAAAACCCGCCGACCCGGGCAGCGGCGAGCCGTACGAAAACGCAAACCTTCTGCAGCCCAAGCGGATGAATAAATTTATCGGAGACGCTTCTACAAAGGTTTATCAGCTTGACGCGACCGGCCTTGACAGTTCGGCGGTCAAGGTGGAGATAGACGGCGCGGAAGTGACGTCCGGCTTTACGGTGGACGCTGCCGCCGGAAAGGTGACTTTCACAACAGCCCCCGGAAAGCCCAAGGTTGACGGGCAGGACAACGTGTTTATCACCTTTTCCAAAACGGTGGAAGGGTACGCGGACAGGATTAAAAAGTGTACCGTTTCAGCATTGTACGGCGTTGGGAACAACGACCGGGCCTTCCTCACCGGCAACCCGGATTACCCGGCGACCGACTGGTGGTGCTGGTTTAAAGACCCGTCGTATTTTCCAGACCAGAACTACGCCGATATCGGCTCGCAGGAGACCCGGATTATGGGCTATTCCAAAATCGGCTCTTACCTGGCAATCCACAAGGAGGACAATTCGCAGGATTCCACCATCTACCTGCGTTCTTCCAAGCTTGTTTCGGAGGCGACCGAGACCGCCGTGGAAAAGGTGGCCTTCCCAACCCAGCAGGGGGTTTCCGGGGTGGGGGCGGTCTCGCCTTATTCTTTTGCCAATTTGATTGACGAGCCGCTGTTCCTCGCCCGAACCGGTATTTACGCCCTGACTTCAAACACCATCACGGCGGAACGGACGGTTCAGAACCGCAGCTATTTTGTAGACGCGGCGCTGACCAGGGAAAAGAACCTGGAAAACGCCGCAGCCGTCCAGTGGAACGGGTATTACCTGCTCTGCGTCAACTCAAACTGCTATGTGCTGGACGGGAAGCAAGACCGCTCTTACAAAGCCCAGTCGAACGGCAGCTATGTTTACGAGTGCTACTACTGGGAGAACATCCCCGCCGCCTGCTTTCTGGAACGGGAAGGGGAGCTCTTTTTCGGGACGGCGGACGGGCGGTTCTGCAAGTTCAACACCGACGTTGAGGGAATGGCGCGGTATAACGACGACGGGGACGCAATTTCCTGCTGCTGGGCGACCAAGGCGGACGACGACGGGGATTTCATGACCCGGAAAAGCATGATAAAGCGGGGTTCCGGCGTAATGATTAAGCCCTACAGCCGTTCAAGCGCAAAGATTGCGGTCAGAACCGAAAGGGATTTTGGAACGGAAATCCGGAACACGACAATGGATATTTTCGACTGGGAGGACATTGACTTTTCCCGGTTTACCTTTAACGCCAACGACGCTCCCCAGGTCGTGCCCTTTAACAGCAGGGTGAAAAAGTACGTCACCCTGCAAATCCTTGTGAAAAACGACGCGGTGAACGAGGGCTTCGGCGTGTTCGGGATCATCAAGCGGTACACAAAAGGAAATTACGTAAAGAGGTGAAGGTATGGCTTTAGCCGATAAAAAGATAACGGAAAGCCAGATCGGCAGTTACGGCGTTGTTTCAGCGCCGGACAAGCTGACCGGCACGGCTTCTGAAAACAAGGCGGTTTTTGACAAACTGGTTCGGGCGGCGGTTGCGCCGCAGTACAACGGGCTGATCGACGAGCTCGGCAGTGAGAACGGGGCGAAAGGGATCGGCACAAAATACGGGAAAACGCTGGAGGACGCAGTGGTGTCCGACGGGATTTCGGCAATCCGCTTAAACGCCGACAAGGTGCTGGAAACCACTTCGGACGGAATCCATTATGAGGCGACCGGTTCTTCCGGGCATTTGATTCTGGATCAAAACGGGGACGAGCTGCCGCAGCGGAGCAGGATGCAGTTTATCAATTCCACTGTTACGGATGAAAACGGCGTAACGGTGGTGAACGGCCCCAAGGGTGACAAAGGGGATAAAGGCGAGCAGGGGGTTCAGGGAATCCAGGGCCCGGACGGCAAGGTGTACGTCCCCCTGATTGACGACAACGGCGTCATTTCGTGGGACTTGCGCGACCCGTCCGGCGCGGCTCCCGCGTCCAGAAATATTAAAGGCCCCCAGGGCGTGCAGGGGGTTCAGGGGGTGCAGGGCGTTCAGGGCGTTCCCGGCCCTCAGGGGGCGGCCGGCGCGCAGGGCCCCCAAGGCCCGCAGGGCCCCGCCGGGGCTCCCGGCCTGGACGGGCGTTCCTTTACCGTAAAAGGGCGGTACAACACCCTTTTTGATTTACAGCAGGATTATCCGACCGGGCAGGAGGGCGACGCCTGGGCGGTCGGCTCCATTGCGGACAACAACGTCTACGTTTGGGATATTACCGATTCAAACTGGAAAAACGTGGGGCCGATCGTCGGCCCGCAGGGCCCTCAGGGAATCCAGGGCATCCAAGGCCCTAAGGGAGAAAAAGGGGAACAGGGCGTACAGGGGCAGCAGGGCCAGCAAGGGATTCAGGGAGAGCGCGGCCCTCAGGGCCCTGAAGGCCCGCAGGGGCCGCAGGGGAACCCTACGACGGTCAACGGGAAAAGCGGGGAATCCATCACGCTGAATTACGCCGATGTGGGCGCGTTTTCAAGCGGCGAAGGAACCGCGCTGGCCGCGTCCCTGAATGAACATACGGGCAATCAAACCGTCCATATTAACGCTTCCGAGCGCGCCTCCTGGGATTCGCGGGTCAACCCGAACTACCTGCTCAACGGCAATTCGCAGGTCTGGCAGCGCGGGGACTCGTTTACCCTTGCCCGGAACGGGACGGACTGGGTTTACTGCGACGACCGCTGGCGGTACAAGTTCGCCGGGGAAACCGGGGCGTCCGCCGTTATTTCAAAGAACGCGGCGGGCGGGGTGAAGATCACCGTCACCGGGACCGGGACCGTCACCCGCCAGCAGGCGCTTGAAAACGCCTTTTCCGGCACCCTGACCAGTAGCGTTGACGGCGTAAAAACAAGCGCCGCTTTTACCGGAACCGCAGTGGAACAGACATTTACCCAAACCGTGGTTGTGGACTGGACCAAGCTGGAGGCGGGTTCCGTTTCCACCCCGTTTTCCCCCTTGCCCTACGCCGCGGAGCTTTCCATGTGCCAGCGGTATTTCTTTGCGGCCGTCCGCCACCACTGCACCGGGGCTTTTGTCAACGGCGACGGGTCAAAGATTGTTGTGGGGATTCCGCTTCCCGCGACCATGCGGACGCTGACCCCAAGCGTCAGGGAGACGACCGGAACCGCCAACATCCGGGCGAACGGCAGCGCCTACACAAACGTTTCCCTGACAAACCCCAACCCAACCGACGTCCGGGGGACCGCGCTGATTACGGAGTTCAACTGCTCCGGCCTGACCACCCAGAAAAACCAGCCCGCGGCGGTTTCCATTATGTCCACCCTTTCCATTGACGCGGAAATTTACGATTGAGGGAGTGGAGTATGAGTAACAATGAAATGATCGAGCTTCTGAAATTGATAGGGGTTCCCGCATTGATCCTGATTGTCTACCAGGGAATCGGAGCGGTAATCAGCAGGAAGTGGGGAACCCATAAATCAACAGAGGCCGGGCTGCGCTCCCTGTTGCGGGACAGGCTGATCCAGTCATATAACCACAATGTATATGAGCGGAAATACTGCCCGATCTATGAAAAGGAAAATGTGACCGATATGTATAACCAGTATCATAATTTAGGCGGGAATGGAACGGTCACTAAACTTTACCATGAACTGATGGAGCTACCCACAGAACCGAAGGAGGAAATAAAATGACCATCAACTGGAAAGTACGAATGAAAAACAAAACCTTTTGGCTGTCGCTGATCCCAGCGGCACTGCTGCTGGTCCAGGTGTGCGCGGCCGTATTCGGGTTTGATTTAAATTTAGGGGAACTTGGGGACAAGCTGCTCGCTGTAGTCAATGCCCTGTTCGCCGTGCTGGCCATTCTGGGGGTAGTAAACGACCCGACTACCTCCGGCGTATCGGACAGCGCACAGGCCCTTACATATGAAACACCGAAAAAGGAGGGGAAATAGCCATGGCGTACAAAGGGATAGACGTATCAAAATACCAGGGGGAAATCAACTGGGAGAAGGTAAAGGAATGCGGTGTGGAATTTGCCGTTATCCGTTCCGGCTACGGAAGAGAGCTTTCCCAGAAAGACCCGTATTTTGAACAGAACTTCAAAGGCGCTAAGGCGGCCGGCCTGCGGATAGGTACATACTGGTACTCCTACGCCGAAAGCGCTGAGGACGCAAAGACAGAGGCAAAAGCCTTTCTGGAGGCGGTAAAGGGAAAAACGTTTGACCTCCCTGTTTATTATGATGTGGAGGAAAACGCGCAGGCCCGGAAAGGAAAAGAGTTTGTAACCGGCGTGATTCTGGCGTTTACGGAGGAAGTGAAAAAGGCCGGTTATACGCCGGGCGTATACGCCAACACCAACTGGCTCAAAAACTACATTGACCGGGACAAGCTGGGGAATATGAGTATCTGGAAAGCCGATTACCGGGAGGATTACGACAAGGAGATCCCCTGCGATATTCACCAGTACGCGTCAGACGGATCCGTTGACGGGATTGCGGGGCGGTGCGATATGAACCGTGGCTACGCGGAATTTTGTAAAATCCCGGATGGGCCGGAACCGGCGCCCGCCTTCTCCTGCGACGTGTTTTACCGTGTGCGCACCAAAGCCCACGGCTGGCTTCCGGAAGTAAAAAACCTCACCGATTACGCGGGGTGGAAAGAAAGCCCGGTGACGGATATCGCCGTCAAAGTCTCTTCTGGTTCCGTCAAATACCGGGTACACGTCAAAAACGGCGGCTGGCTGCCCTATGTAACCGGGTACAACACCGGGGACAGCAAAAACGGTTACGCGGGGAACGGCAGGCCCATTGACGCGGTGGAGATTTATTATTTTACTCCGGACGGCGTCAAACCGGCGAGAAAGGCAAAATACCGGATTGCCCCGGTAAACGGCAATTATTACAGCTGGCAGTACGACAGCGAAAAGACGGACGGGCAGGACGGCTATGCCGGAGTGTTTGGCCATGAGATTGCAAAAGTTCAGGTTGTGATTGAATAAAACAAAAGCCCCGGAGATTTCTCCGGGGCGCTTTGCGAAAGGAGGATATTTTGTGGCAAACGCTTATCAGCAGATGATTGACAGCTACAGCGCTCAGAGAAAAGCGCAGGAGGATTTTTTAAAACAGCAGCAGGCCAACCAGGCGAAACAGCTTCAGAACCAGGTCAACAAGACAATCAGCCAGCTTGAAACCGCCAAAAAGCAATACGGGCAGACGTATCAGGACAACGCCCGGCAGGCGTATATCCAGAAGATGCAGGCCCAGCGCGACCTCCCGCAGCAGCTTGCGGCGCAGGGGGTTTCCGGCGGGCTTTCCGAATCCGGCAATATTGCGCTGAACACAGCGTACGGCAACCAGCTTTCCGGCTACAAGCGGGATTACAACGACCAGTTAAGCGCCGCGGACCAGAACATCTATAACGCGCGGCAGGATTACAATTCCGCGCTTGCCGACCTGAACAACACTTATCTTGGAAAACTGGCTGAAAACAACAATTATTACAACCAGCTGATCGCCCAGCAGAAAGCCGCCCAGCTCCAGGCGGAGGAAGCGGCAAGACAGGCGGCGGGGAGCTCTTCCGGTTCTTCCGGCTCCTCCAACAGCGCATACATCAAACGGGCGCAGAGCCTGTTGGACAAAGACGGCAGGAGCGCTTATGATTACCTGAAAAACCTGATGGAAAGCGGGTATATTGACGGGAGCTCCTTCAGCAATATCGCCGCGCAGATCGGCTTGACCGATTCCATGATCCGGAAATATATGACGTCGGACGATATTGCCAATACCGGGCGGGCCGCGGCCTACTATTCGAATCCGGCTAATTTAGTCGGGGAAGTAGCTAGAAGAGGTATAGCGGCATTGATCCGGTAACAGGAGGGAATATGGCTATTGATATGAACGCCCTGCTTCGTTCCAGCGAAGAGGGAAAAAAGAAAACAGACCAGTTTTTGCGGGAGCGGTACGGGGTTGCAACGAGGGAGCCTGAGGTAAACCTGTCCGCCCTGATCCCCAGGCCCCAGAGCGCTGTAAAGCCCGCTGCCGCCGGGGTGAACGCGGTCAATAAGGCCCTGCTTCCGCAAAGGGTTATGGAGGCGGGAAAAGCGGCTTCCCAGCTTGCGGGACAGCCGAAGCCTGTAAACTGGCAGACCCGCCCGTACTGGCAGCCCTGGGAGGAAAACGAGTACAACGGGCTGGCGGCGGAACAGGCGAAGCTGGACAGCGCCGCCGGGCGGAACGCCCGACTTTCAGCACAGATGGAAAGCCTGCGCATGGATAATACCCTGACCCCGGAGCAGTACAAGGCAAAGCTGGCGGAGCTGGAGAAAGAAAACCGGGCGGATTCAGCCGACATTTCTCAAATCAGGCAGAATATTGCCCGGCTTGAAACCGCCCGGGAGCTGAAGAAAAAGCAGGATGAACTTTCAAGGCTGGAGGGGGTAAGCGGCAGGACTGATTTTGAAGAGACTGCAAAGAAAGGCAGAAATTCTGCTTCCAACCCGATCCAGGCATATAAAACAATTGATTTTAACGAACGGGCGGACTATTCCCTGCCTGATTACCTCACCGATAAGGAACGTGCGGTTATTGACTATTATACGGGCGTCGGCGATTTTTCAAAGGCCAACGAGTACCTTTTGGCTGTGTCCGGCGAATTGAGCAGGCGGGCCGGGGAAGACCAGGCAAAGAAAACCCTTGCCATTGAAAATGATTTCCTGCGTGATTTTGAAACAGCGCGCCTTTCCGTCAATTCCGGCCTTTCCAGCGGTTTTACCGGGATTTCAGAAATGATGAACCGGCTTGCGGGGAATAAAACCCCTCTTGACCAGACGGCGATTTCGTACGCTTATGAAACTGTAAGGCCGGAGCTGACCGGTGCGCAGGCGCTGATTTCCGATATCGGATACTCTGTCGGAAACATGGCCCCGAGCATTGCAGTGGGTATGATTAACCCCCTTGCGGGTTCTGTCACCATGGGTGTAAGCAGTGCCGGCAACAGCTACGCGGAAGCCAGACGGAACGGTTATTCAGACGACCAGGCTCTTGCCTATAGCATCCTCAACGGCGTAAGCGAATCGGCCATGCAGTACCTCCTCGGCGGCGTCGGCAAGCTGGGGAAGGGCGGCGTGTCAACCGCAGTTTCCAAAATTCCCGGCTTTTCATCTGCTTTAACAAAGATCAACAATGTCACCTCAAAGCTGGCGCTCAACCCGAAAGTGGTAAACGCGCTGAAAACGGCTGGCAAAATTGCCGCGGACGCGAACGACGAAGGCATTGAGGAATATTTGCAGGCGACAATCGACCCAATTTTCCGCAACGTTATTTTAGGTGAAAACAACGAGATCAAGGCATTTTCAGAAGAACAGCTCTATTCCTACCTGCTCGGCGCCTTAACTTCCATTGGAATGAACGCGGCCACTGGGGAATACCGCACCGTCACCCTGCCGGACGGCAGGCAAGCGCAGGTGCGGGTTGACGGAAACCCTGTCTCAACCCCTCAAAACGCCCCGCAGACGGCCTTTTCTGAAAACGGTATTACTTTCCCTGCAAACGCAGAAAACGCCCCTGCGAACGGCGCAGAGGCGGGGAGAACGGCTGTTAATACCAATTTGGAGGGGCATACGCCGCAGGAGCAGAAAACCATCCTGGAATATCAAAATGCGGTTGATCCTAATTTGGTCAGTTATATCGAAAATGTCCGGAAAAATCCGGAGAGCCGCTACCTTAATTTTGAGGTAAAGCCGGTTAGTGCAAGAGAAACGGCCGATATTAAGAAACTGACTGGGATTGATGTAACCGGGTATCGCCATAATATAAAACCAAGCGCGATTGAACATATTATCAAACGGCATGGTGAAAACGGTAAAGCAGACCATAGTATGGCTAACGTTGAGGATATAGCCCGGATTCCCTATGTGTTGGAAAATTATGATAGTGTTTCAATAGGTGGAAAAAAAGATTACGCATTTGTAAATAGTGATAAATCTCCATCTCAAAGAGTGGTATTTGAAAAAGCGATCGACGGCACTTTTTATGTGGTAGAAGCGGTACCGGACAGCAAAGCGAAAAAGCTCCAGGTAGTAACGGCTTATATCAATAAAAAAGGAGCAGGGCAAGTGCTGAATACGAAACAATCGCCCTCAGCAGACGTCCAAAACGCCCATGCCTCTGCTCCGAAAGCATATCAGGTGCCAGATACGGATAACCGCCTCCAGCTGAACGTCCAAAACGAGCCTGAGTTAGCTTCTACCCCCATTATACCCAATTCCTCACAAAATAGCAACCGTGTTTTTGCGCCCGGCATAACCGGAACTCGGGAAAACGGGAAAACGATCTCCTGGTCTGAAACGCAGAAGGACAGCGTCTCAAACCCGGCTGGAGCTTTTGAGGAAAAATGGGGGATTAAAACCGCGGTTGTAAAGCCGAACGGCAAAACCTCTGCTTCCGCCTTCCTCAAAGACGGGACGGTTTACCTCAACGCGGACAAGGTCAACACGTTCTACGGAGCGCTCAGCAAAATTGCGCACGAGGCAACCCACGCCGTTGAAAACACGCCGGCCTGGAATGAGATCAAGAAAGCCGCGGCCGCCTATTACAGGGCGGTTGACCCAAACCTGCGGCCGAGCGTTATGCGGGAGGCGGTCAGGGAGCGGTACAAAGGCGTTGCCGAGCTGACCGGAGACCAGGCGGCGGCCGAAGTCGTCGCGGGGTTTATTGAGGATATCTGCGCGCAGGACAGCAT